TAACGGTCGCCCGTGCTGGCTCGTTGCGTCCAAGTAACGGTAATCGTGTTCGTGGTGTTGGGGGATAGGTAAATCACTCTATCCCTAAATGTAGCAGCCTCTCATATTTCACAATTTGCGCCCGATGGCTCGGTAAAGTTCCGCTCTGCGCTCGGCGGTCTTGGTGATGTCGAAGCGTTCCCTCACGTCCTCGGCCAACTGCAAGGCTAAGTGGCGAGCGTATCCAGGGTCATTGATGAACTTGCGCACCGCCTTGTACCATGCGTCCTTCTTGCCGTAGGGGATGAGCAGGCCGTTCTCGCCATGAACGATTATGTCCGTATAGGGGATGGTTTCGGATGCAATGATAGCCTTGTACATCCATCCTGCCTCCACCACCTTAAGTTCGCTCTTGAGGCGGTTGAACTTGGTATCTCGCAAGGGTGCGATGGTGGCGTTGATGAAGTTATAGCCACCCACATAGGAGTAAATATCCGCCGCTTGGATTCTGCCGTAGTTCGCATTTTTGCCGTTGCAGGACAGCATCCGCTCGTAATCAACATAGACGGGGTTTTCGTTCCATCCACCGAGGTAAATCTTGTACTTGCCATCCAGCGACTTGTCGTGGGCAAGCAGGCTGAACGAATGCTCCACAAGGGCAATGTCCTCTTGATGCTGCGCACCTCCGAACCATCCAATCTTAAACTTATCTTTCTCAGGCTCCTCGTCAGGATTGGCCTTATACTGCTGATATGCTTCGTACGGCTCATTGGGTAGGATGGTGACGTTTTTGTTCAGCACCCGAATCTTTTGCGCCAAGTGTTCCGTGGTCGTGGTTACATGGTCAGCAAGTCGTATGTGTTCCCTTATCTGCTCATCCAATTTCGTGGACAAATAGTGCCTGTACATGATGTGCCCGGATTCCAGCACCCAGTAGTCGTCAAGGTCCAAGATGACCTTCGCTCCAAACGCCGTGAGAGCCTTGTAGACGCCTCGAATTTGGTCAAGCGTACCTTGACACCACAATCGATTAAAAAGCCATATATCGACCGTTTTAAGGTCTTCATCCTTGACGTTGCCAATGTTGTCTACGCACACATAGTCGAACTCCGTGAAGTTGTCGCCAAGGTAGGCGTTCGGCATCTCAAGGCGGTAGAAAGAACACCCTGTTGGATGGGCGTTGTAAACGATGCAAATTCTCATGCACAAAGTTACAAAAAAAAGGCCACCCCCGAAGAGATGGCCTTAACCACTAAACCATGCGGAGTATGAGTGCCGCAGGTCAAAGATACTTACGATCCGCTGATTTGTGCTGCGGCTGCGGAGAAAGTTGTGCTTTGGATGAGCAGCATTGGGTTTGTTTCCATTCCCGACAAAGTCATCTCGTAGCCTGAACGGTCACCGAATGCAGTACCAGTTCCAGCAGTTCCCGCAGTTGCCTCCAATCCGTTGTCAGCTCCGAGCAACCAGTAGCGACTGTTGTTGTCTTGGACGATGACAATCAAGCGATTACGAGCCAAGAGGCGCAGTTCATTGCGCACTGCAACTTGCAACTTGTTGATGGTGAAGGTAACCTCAGGAGTGTAGAACAGGGTTCCGTTCTCAACGCTGGCGTTCAGCGTTTCGGTCATGGACGAAGTGGCCTTGGTCAAGTCGTACTCGAAGAACGACCCTGACGCATACCCGGTGAATCCAGTTACCGTTCCGCTACCGTTGGTATTAACCGAACCCGTAGCGTTGAAGGCTTGGACGTAAATTGTTTTGATGCCGCCGATGGAATCTCGGCATCCGAGGGCGTAGCCCGTAGTGAGGGAGCAGGACATAGTGTATATTTTATTTTAAGGAGTTGTAAGAATAAAAAGCGAGGGGAAGTTTCCCTCCCCCCTTACACTTAGGCCAATCTGAAGTCAACCATCAAGTCGGGATAAGCAAAATTCACCCCAGCCTTAAAAGCAGCTTGATAACGGATAGAGTCGTTATCGCGTGACAGCCAGATGGAAAACTGCTCTTCGTCAGAAAGCAAGTCAGTTCCGTAGAACAAATTGCCGAGGTAAGTGCAGACGATACGGTTGGTGTTGGTCAAGCCTGGAACTGCAACCACACGGACGTTAGTACCTGGGTACACGATGTCGCCATCGGCAAGACCCTGCAAATCCACTTGGTTGTACATCACACCAGTTTGCGACTTCATCGCTCCAATCAAGGTGCGGAAGTTGTTCCAACCGCAGAAGATAACGAGGTCGGTTTTGGTGAGGATAGCCTGTGGGATGTCGTTGTACACCTTGTCGAAGATGCTGATGACATTGGAAGTAGTGATACCAACGGAGGCCGATACTGGGTTCCAAGTAGTGCTGGAAGCATTGGCAAGAACCACGCTACCAGAAGCGGCATTCAACAGTTGGTTCACACCGCTGAAGTAGGCATTACCTTGCCAGATAGCAGTTTCCAAAGCCTCGGCAATGCGGAGAGCCTTTTGCTCGGAGAACGCCTGCTCAAATGGAACACCATCGTAAGACGAACCAGCAGTCAACTGCGATTGCATCCAGTACTGTTCCAAGGAGCGAGGGCAGAGTTCTTCTTGAATCTTCATGCGACCAACGGTGATGTTACGCTGGGTGAAGGTGGTTGTTCCTGAAGAAGTCCATCCGCAAGAATCACCGCTTGCAATAGCAGCATCGGTGTCCATCAAGTTAAGGGCGGCAGCCGACTTGATACCAACTTGCTTGGTGAACAAGGAAGCAGAACGAGCGGCGAAGACCGCTTTGGTGATGAGGGGGAGGCGCTGCTGCTCGGTATAAGTAGTCAGCGGGGCAACGAATGAATAAGCCATGGCTTTTTGTTTTGGGGGTTAAGGGTTAATTGGATTTTTTGAGGGTCTGTATTGCTTGTGCGAGTGCGTTGAAGTTCTGCATGGATGCGGCCTTGCGTTGCTCCACGATAGCGGAGGCGGTAGGCTTTGGGGCTTCGCTTGGGAGTTCGGCGACCTTTTCAACGATGTCGGTCATGGTTTCCATTTGGCTTGCAAAGGCGGCCATCTTCTCCTTCATGCTTCCGAGTTCCATCGCCATTGCGGATTTCAATTCTTCGACAATAGCGGCAAGGTGCTTGGCAACGATTTCCTGCACGGCTTCGGGGGATAACCCTGCGCCTGCTGGTGCTTCGGGTGCTTCGCCTTCGGGGCTTACTTCGATTTCCACTTCTTGGGCCGCAACCTCTGCAGGTGCTGGGGCTTCTGCGACAACCACTTCGGTGATTTTGCCACCTTCGGTTTTGACCACGCCAACGCCTTCAACTTGATGCTCGCCGTCAGGGGCGGGCAGGGTTTCATCCTCGGTCAGGACATACACAGGAGTGCCAGCAACGAGGTCGCCATCCACACGGATGACCGTACCATCGGCCAACTTGTAGTCGGCAAAGGCTTGCTTTTGGGTTGTGAACTTCCGCAGTTCGGTGCGGAGCGTTTCGATAGCTGATTTTAGGTTCATAGATTATAGGGATTTGTAGGTGGGGTTGATATGTTGCAAAAAAGCGGTCAAGTCATCTGCAAGGCCAGCGAGTGCGACCTCAAGTTCGGTTCCCGTGTTCTTCATGCCGAACAAGCCCTCTACGCTGAACCCCTTGAAGGCATGGCGGTTATCCCAAACTTCATCGTTCTCAACTTTGAACGAACCGAACCAACTTCCGTCCGGGGTGTCCTCGTAACCTTTGGGCGGCATGATACCACGCTCGGCATCGGTGATGTAACTCTCGAACATGAACACGCCATCCAATTCGGCGTTGTGGTATGCGTTGACGTTGTGCTGATTCCCTTGCTTGAAGTACTTCTGCACGATTTTGCGGATGGTAGCTTTGTCAAAGACAACGTAATACTCGCCGTAAGTGTCATCCTTGCGGAAGATTGGCGTGTCGGCAAGCATCAGCGGCCCGGTAAGCACTCGGCGTTCGCCTGTTTCGGCGAATCGTTGCGGGGTCTTGGCGAAGGCTTGGAACGGTTTCTCGATGGCAGGCATATCAACGAGGGCCACAAATTGCACGCCTTCGTCCACCTCATCCACGGTCATTCGGTACACAGGTAACTCCATGGGGGTAGATGTATGGGTTAGCCTAATGTTGCAAATTCGGACAATCGCCGCACCCTACTCGTGGTCTGCTGGATGTCACGCTCCACGACATAGGCACGCATGGGTTGGTTGGCTTGGTTAGCATTTAACGCAGCGCCATCCGTTCCAAGCATGGTTGTATTGGGGTTGCTGAATGTAGGCGATGGAGTTGCCGTAGAACTACCGCCTCCTCCGCTTATCGCTTCGGTTGCTGACATCTTGCCCGCAGTTCTGCCTCGGAATTGCTGCTTGCTTATGACCGCAACCTGCGCCAAACCCGCAGTAATGGTTGCCGCCATTGCGACAAACCGTGCAACTGTTCCTCCCTTTGTTGTCGCAAGAACCTGAGTTGCGGCGAGGTAAGTGTTAACCATTGCATTTGCAATACCAGCAGCCTTGTTCAATTCAAATTGCTTGCGCTCGTACTTCTCTGCTTCTTTGTCGTACTTGTCGGTAATGGCCGCTTTCTGCTGCTCGTAGAATTCTTGGGTAATTAGCTTGTCCTTAAGCTGCCTATCAAGCGCAAGAATCTCGTCCTCCTTGGCTCTATCGGCACGCTCAACCTCTGCGGCACTACTTGCTTTTGCTAAATCAGCAAGAGCGTTTAGACCAACCATTACTTGCTTAATGTTCTCAGCTCTTTGTTCGGCTACTTCCTTATCTATTGCTTTCTTTTTTTCAGCTATGGCGATTTCGGTTTCAAGGTCCGTTTTTCGCCTTGCGGCATTACGCTGCATTATTGCAATGTTGTCCTGCTCTTGCTTATCGGCTGCCTCTTTTTGCCTGTCAGCAGCTACTTGCTGAACATCTATTAACTGTATTCCAAATTCCTTTTCCTTCTCCAATTTTTCTTTAGCAATAACCGCTTCAAGGTCTGCGGTGCTTTTGTTATTTGCTTTTAGTTTAGCAAGGTCAGCCTCGTATTTTTGGTCAATTGCAAGCAATTCTCTGCGAAGTCCATCTGCATTGAGCAGAGCAAGTTGGTCTTGATACTTCTTTTGTATGGCAAGGAGTTCGTTGGCTAATTGGGTAGCCTTATCGGTTGTCTGTTTTTGTCCTTGAGCGGCTTTGTCAGCACGCTGCTTGGCATCGGCATCAATGATTTGAGATTCCTCTTTGATTTTGATATTCAGCAAATCAAGTTCCTGACGCAGGGAGTTCTGGTACTTGTCATTCCTAACACCATACCGAGCCACATCTTCCTGCAACTTGCGGTCGAGTTCAGCCTTCTCGTTCAGCAGCGTCTGCCTGCGGAGTTTTGCAAGGTCTGCCTCGGTTGCACCGTTGGCCTTGAGTTTTCGTTCGTAGTATTCCAGTGTTCCAGCGGTGTCCTCAAGCGAGCGTTTTAAATCCTTCTGCGAATCGGCAGCATCTTCGGTCTTGGTTGAGAACAACCCCATCGCCTCGGCAGCAAGTCCGAGAACCACGACAACCGCACCGATGCCCGTTGCCGCAAGCGCAATTCTGAACGCTCGCATTGCTCCTGTTGCCGTACCAACAACCACGGCGTACAAATTGGTCGCTGCCGCATTAACCTTCATCATCACCGCCGATTCCTTCTGCAAAAGAATGGAAATCTGCTGCACACCGTTAGCAAGGGCCATGGCTCCCTGAACCTTGAGCATCGCCTTCTGCAAGTCCTCGTTCTCATCGCCAAATAATGCCGCCGCTCCCTGTGCTATTTGGAAGCCCGCTGAAATACCCTGTACCGCTTCAACAAAAGCGTCAATGTTTTTGGTATCGGAGGAAAGGTTTTTAATTCTTTGATTTACATCGCCAATCTCATCCTTCAACTGTCCCGCCTGTTGCTCCAATCGCTTGAACGCATCGGTTCCTTGTTGGCCTGCTTCGGCCATAGCAATCAACTCCTTCTGCATTTCACGCAAGCGTTGCTTTGCGCTTTGCGTGCCTGCGCTGGTGCTATCCTTGAGGCTTACCTCAAGTGCAATCTCTTTAGTTACGTCTGCCATTATTCGCTGGGTAGTTCGGGGTTAATAGGTGGTTCGTAGTTCGGGTCGGTCGGGTCGCTCGTTATCGGGCCGTTGTAGAGGAACGCAGGGTCATTCGCAATTGGTACGTCGGTAACAGGCACGAAGTCAGCAAGGTTCAGGATTCTCCGAAGTGTTACCCTGCAAGGCTTCATCTGCCCGACCAAGTAGTCACGAATCTCCAACAACCGCCAACGGATTCCGCCGTAGTATATCGGCTTGCGGAAGTCGAGTTGGTAGATGTCCACGGATGACAGCATCATCGTGAGTTCCAACTGCAACGCCTCCTTGCTCACGGTTTCGTTCACATAATTCTTCCAGTACTTGTTAAACAGGTTGTTATTGGTGTAGTTGATGGTGCTGCCGCTTGCGTTCACGGCGTTGTAGTACACCAACCGAGGAATCTCAAAGGCAAGGTCGAAGGTCGGAGCGTAGGGGTTGTCGATGTGGCTGATGAACGGCAGGTTGGTTTGGGAAACGATAAGCGCAGAGCCATCGCTGTTGTCAATGCCGTACCAATAAAGCCAAGGCGTTTGATTTGCGATGAGGTTGTACTGCGCCAATCGGTAGCCTGTTTGCAACGGCTTGATTGTTCCGCTTTGTTGAGTTCCTTCCAAATCCCAAGTTCGGCCCAAGATTTTATCCGATGCAAAGGATGCTGGTATCAAAGTGCCGCAGGCGGTTTCCACCACCTTGTCACCTTTTCCATAGAAATTTTGCGTTGGAAATAGTTTACCGCCGTAGCCTTCCCTCGCAAGCGGATAGGACTGCTTGTACGTCTTGGACAAGTAATCGCCCATGTCCTTGTATTTGAATATCAGGTTCGTGCTTGCGTTTGGGTCGCCATTGGTCAGGATTTGCTCCTCATTCTCGTCCGCTTTCTGCGACCAATCCACTGCACCGCTTGCGTAGAAGTCCACCCACGGTTCGATGTATAGCAACTTCGGGTCTTGCGAATCCGCCATGATGTGCAAGTTGAACATCTTCTGCAGGTCTTGCAGCAGGTCGCTTTGCTTCACGTCAGCAGGCAACGCCGTCCGCATATCCAGCACTCCGATGCTGGTGGGGTTTTGTAGGCAAGTCCATTGAACAGTTGAGCCTGACAGCATTGCAAATGCACTTGGGCCAAATCCTCCAATAATCGTTGGTCTTGTCCGTAACTGAACCGATGAACCAGCAGGGATAGTGACATTGCTAAACTGCAAACCAATCGTTTTATTCGGCGCACTTCTTACCCCCGTTGTTCCTCCAAGGCTTGCCAACACGGTCGATGTCGAAGTGTCGTATAATTCAAAGTTTGCCGCTAAAATTGAATAACCCGAAACGCTTCCAATCTTGACGGAAAGATTTACATTCCATAGCGTAGGCAGTGCTGTAGGCGCAACAAATGTGCTGGACGATGCAACCCAATATCCCGCACGGTCATAGAATGGCGCAGGGGTGTCTTTTTGGAATTGCATTGTCGTGTTGGTTCCGCTTAGTGCGGTTATCGTTCCTGTGGCTTGAGCAAAGACGTTACTCCCTGATAGGTTGACGGGCATTGTTCCTGCGGCATATGGCATCACCAACTTGCCGAAGGTTGCCGAGTTGAAGAAGTTACTAGAGTACCTGTACCCTGCCTCCGTGAATATCAAGTCAATCATTTTCTTGACGTAGATACTTGGGCCTAATTGCCACCAACCTGCGATGACTTGGCCTTGGGTTAGGTCGCTGAATCCCGCCGCATCCACCACCCCATAGACGTAGCCACTCGATGCAGAACCGCTTGCCGTCCATGTTCCCGAAACGTGGCCGCTCGTTGGCGTATGGTTCATCCCTGTAACGCCTGCCGTGTTGACGAGTAGATTCCCCTCGATGGCTTGGTATAGGCCCACGTCATCGGTGAACAGGCCGACCTCGTAGGTTACCTTGCCCCTCGTCTTGGCCATGGACAGCAGTTGCAGCACTCCCGAAAAGACCTGCACGCCATCCTCCCACATTGCGGCACGAATCTTCTTGTTCGGTGTGAAGCCTCCCACAAAGGATTGGATGTTGTACGCAAATCCAAAGCATCGCTCGTTGGTCGGCGTGTTCGGCAGGGTGATGGTCTTGCTGAACGAACCCCTGCGCTTGGTTACGTCCTCGATGTCGCTGATGGAGTAGGTTATGGCCACGTCCGTGCCGCCCATGGTGTCCAAGACATACGGCACCTCAACATTGCTGTCGTTGAGCGGGTAAGCAATCAGGGTGACGCTCATAGGATGCTATTCTTGTAGGCTACCGCTATCTCAATCTGCAACTGCTGGAGTTGGTCATTCCGTCTGGTTACAAATTGATACTGGTTGGCGTTAACGATGCCTTCCACAAGTTGGCCGTCCAATTCGAGCCACACCTGCCCGGAGCGAACCAACTCAATGAGCCACTCGGATTCTGCATCGGTGATCCAATCGGAGTTGAGGGCATATACGTAATCAAATGAACCTGCCCACACTTTGTCATAGGTGAGGGTCGCATAAACGTCCGTATTGTACCCGAAGGTATCCCGCTGCACGTTGGCTCGTTTGCGGTTTTTCATCGTGAAGGCATAGGTGTCTATCCCTCCAAACTTGTTGATGAAGTGTACAGGAATTGAATTGAATCGCTCACATGGGCCAATGCGATAGAACACCGCTTCGGACACCTCGCCTGTGGAATTGTTTTCCTCAAAACGAATGGAATACCCCGCTCCTACTGCGGTTGGAAATAAATAAGAACCAGCAGAAGAATCCGAAGCCTGACCAGCTAAAATCGCTTTAATGTTTCTTGGCCCTGACGCAAACCTTATGATGTTGTTGGTCGTTCCCGAAGTTGTTGTGTTTTGTATAAAGTACTCCCGAATGCTTGTGCCGTCTGCGTTCCAATACCTGATTCTGCAATCCGTCCAAAACTTACCAATCGGACTTGCTATTGCAACCCACCCAGCTTGATTTGGCGTTACCACGTTAAGCGTATCTTTCAACGCCTTGGCCACGTCAGCCTGCGCAAATCCACTTGTCACAAATGTGGTCGCATCGGCGGTGGTTGTCAATGCCCTAATTGATGAAGGCGTTGCATTAAAATAAAACGGGTATAATTGATTGGCACCAACGGTTTTAACCCAATTAGTATATTCCAACTGCTCCAAGTTTCCTGCAAAAGCGATGTTTCCCGTCACGTTGGTAGTCGTTCCTGTCTGCGCCACAGGCGTACTGCCGTACTCTTCCATGAAGGTCAGCCTGTACCCCGAATAAAATCCCGCATGGTCATAAAAAGCTCGTTCAGCGATTTGGGGGGCTTGTGGTGCGATAAGCGTTTCAACAACCCTGCTCACATCGAAAAAACCGTAGTTTGTGGTCGGCAGTTTGTCGCACTTAAGCCGTGCCAGCGTGGTCGTTCCTGCTGCATCCTTGACATCGCAGACGTAGCGGTAATTGGCCCCACTGGTAAGCGAGCCGCTTACCTTGAAGAGCATTTTGTTGTAAACAGGGGTCGCTGCTTGGGGCGAACCCGAAAGGACTGATATTGCCATATTATCGGACTGTTGCTACGCTTATGGATTTGCCAAGGGTTTCAGCGATTGTGTTCACCAAAACATCCACCATTTCGGGGGTTACTGCGTTGCTCATGAAGTTGGTGGCCTCCAAGCCTCGCTCACGAATGCCAAAGGCAATAGACCTGCCATCGACCAATCCTTGCTCCTGCTTGGTTCGCATCCGCTTGAGTTTGCGTGAGTAGGTTGGAATGACAGGAATGCCTTTATTGGCAATCCAGTCGGCAATGGCTTGAGGTGGTGGAATTTTGTCCTTGTACTTAAACTTGGAATCCCTTACGGATAGGTAACTCGATGTCCTACCGTGTACACCTCGGTCCACATACTTCCAATAAGGGTTGGCCATGATAGCCACCACGATTTGCTTTGCTGAAAGTTCGATGTCTTCGGGTGCGATGGATGCGGATAGCGTTCCCCCTGCATTTGCGTTCGCTGCTTCGAGGTTCTTCTTCGCAAGTACAATGACCCGTTCTATCCACTTGACCAAAACGTCATGGGCTGGCGACTTTCCTCCACCCTTGGGGCCGACGATTGAACCAATGCCCTCCAAAGCGGTTTGGTCGATGCCCTTCATCGAACCGCTGCCGAACTTACCTACGGGTTGACCATTGGCGAGGATGGTTGTTTCCATGTGGGTAAATGTACCCTGCGCCTGATAGTGTCCTACCTACGCCTCGCCCTCTCCGCTTCCATCCTCTCCGCTTCCAAAATGTCGTGGATCAGCAGGGCATAGTTCAAGAACTCCACCGCCTTCATCGCAAAGATGGCATCGAACTTCAGCACATCCTTATTCGCCATCCTCCAAACGACCATCAGCCAACCGTAGCCTGCGAGGGGGTTCGTTACTGGCCCGCTGCCTTCTTCGTCAGGTGTCGAGAATAGTCGCTCAAAATTTTCAAGTAGCTTTCGGAACTTAGCAAAAAAAAACTGACCACCCCCCAAACATCGCCAATCTTGGCATGTTTCTTCATGAGTTCTGCTCGCTTGGCATGGCTCGCCCCGTCGTACTTCTTGGGAAACCACCCAAGGAAAGCGGATTCCCTGCACAGGGTCGCCATGATGCGGTGCAAGTTCTGCACCAGTTGCCGCTCGTCCGTGGTGTTCATTTCCATCAGGTCAATCAACTGCCCTGCCGTGAGTTCATCGGTAAACACAGTCGGAATCCACCATTTGCCCCCTGCTTTGAACTTTCGCTTGTATGCCAGTGCAGGCAG